GAATCCAAAATTGTTATATGGCGTACCGTTATTATCAATATAATGTTGATAACCAATACCCATACCGACTGAAGTAAATGCCGTTGCTGTCCAATCTTTCAATGTTCTGTCATATGTTAACATTGTTGCGGCAATCGAAACCGCTGGCCTAAATAACCATACATTTGGGTTTATTTCTAATGACACTCCTTTGAGATGATATTCAAATTGTTGTGAATTAACAGGTTTAAAAAACCCATCCCATGGACTCTGTGAAAATCCAGAAATTGTGATGGCCACGAAAGCCAATAATACTAATAGTTTTTTCATAATTTATTTATTAATCTATATTTATTTCTTCTTCTTCAATTTTTCCGTCACTTATATCACTAACTGGAACTCCCAATCTTTCACTAATATATTCTCCCGCAATCTTCTTATATTCATCGATAGATGCTTTTTCTTCTTTTTCATCCTTTGCGTGCATAAAATCGTGAGCAGTAATTAATATCTTACCATCCTCATAACCTAATCCATTAAGATGGTTTTTCATAACACTTACTTTGGTTCTTGTTGCAATCTTAACCTTTCTGCCATTCTTAACAATAGATATTTTGGTGATACCACCACCTTTTTGATTTCCAAATAAAAATACTAATGTTGAATTCAACCATATTGCTTCTCCACCTTTTGCTTTAATTTTTGGTTGTCCATATGTATTATCTGGTAGTTCAACCCAAGGCTGATTACAGATGATCATTGTATTTGTATATTTTGAATCGGAATGTCTTGAACTACCGATCCTTTGATTCAATCCCATTCCTATTTTATCTGACAGTACGGAAGCGTTATGTTGTTTACCTCCCTTTCCTTCATATGTCATTTTACACGGAACAGAACCTACGGAATCCCATAAAAAACACAAATCATACGGAATTTCTCCCTTGTCTTGTGCATCGAGCATTCCATTTATCAAATCTGTAATTTGTTCAATATATTTAAAATCATTTCTGAAAATAAAAAATCCGCTCCAACTTGAATCTCCTGTTTTTTCGTTAATATGTTCTTCACATTCAAAACCCATGAGTTTTGCGTGTGCCATTCCCCATTTCTGTTCGGTTATAATAAAAACGGGAAGTATTCCCTTTTTCTGCGCGTCAATTGCACTTTTGATCAATCCTGTTGTTTTTCCTGTATCCGTATGCCCTAAAAGCATCGTTATATGCCCCATTGCTGGGCCAGGAATTCCGCACGCTTCTAAAAAAGCGTCACCCAGATCAAAATATCTATCTGGTTTAAATGATGCTTCGGCTGAATATTTTTTTACTATTTCTGAAAAATCTTGTTTTTTAATAGCCATATTTCTGTTATATAAAAATTTATTAAATCGCCCATACCTTTAATAGATATGGGCGATTAGTTAAACTAAAAAGGTAAGTCATCTTCTGAATCAGGCTCATCATTCGCCTGTGGATCTACAGGAGGGACTTTAGCTGGCTCTGAACCTGCTATAGTAGATTCAGATGTTGCATCTGAAACCCATTTTTTAGTGTCCTGATCCCATTTTGGTGTTTCTCCTTGTGCTACCATATCGAGATACTCCTCTGGTTTCTTAGCGTAGACATCTGACCATACAAGAGGATCATTAAGCCATTTCTGAGCCGTTTCCTCATTTTCATGTAATGGACTTGGATCTTCAGGAATAATTGAATTTATTACTGTGTATACCTTTCCTGTACCTGATGTGGTCAATGATAAAGAAAGAATTAAATCGCGACCTTTAACTGGATCGGTGATATCACCTTTATTTTTCCAAATCGGATAAATTTTATCGAAAACTCCTTCCGCTTTTGCGTTATTTTTAAATCTCCAAAATTTTGGTCCGTCCTGCTCGTGATCTCTGTCAATAACCTTTACAACAAAGAATTTACGCGCACGATACCCTTTTGCAAGATCTTTATCAGATTCAACACCTGTGGCTTCGAGGCTATCTTTAACTTCGTTCAAAGGTGAACGCTTACCTTCCTGCTTTGGGTCCCAAAGTTTAACCCATTTTCCACCTACCTGTACTTCGTGGAAAAATACTTCTACAAACGGTGTCGAACCATCTTTTGGAGATAAAATTCTTATCCGTCTTTCCTCACCCTCAGAACCTTTCGGTAATACTGTGGTAAAATACTTCTTCATTCTTTCCTCTTGAGAGGCGAATTTGTTGCCGCTTGCGGCTTTTCTGTTTTTTTCGTACTGTTCTTGTACTGATTCAAATGTTCCCATAATTTTAATTTAATTTAGTTTATAATAAAATTGTAATCAAAATATACACAAAAGAAATGTGATTTCAAAATAATTACAATATTTATTCAGCATTTTGTTTTTCTTTAACAATATCACAGAGATCAACTAAAAGTATATCAATTAATTTAAGATATTTCGATATTTCTTTCGTCGTATATCCGCTTTTACCACCGTAATTATATATGGTAGACGGAACAAAACCATGTGACATCTCAGCAACATCAATTAAAAATCCCATTCCATCCATTGGAGATAAACCAAGTAATAAAGCTCGTTCATTAACTAGCCTGAGAAATTTATTACCTCGTAGATCTGCACTGCCTTTTCTCGACCAATAACCCGTCCAATCAATAAAAACCTCAACTAATCTATATTCGTTGCCAATACCAATTCTTATATCGGGCGTTGTATCTATCTCGTTTTGTGTTAGAAATTCTCTTTCACTGTCCGCTCCCTGTAATTCTGCGGGTACACCTTTATTAATTAACTTCATAACAACTGTATCTTCTATTAACCAACTGAGGACAAGTTCAGTCGCGTACTCTTTATATGTCCGTTTATCATTTTGATGAGCAGTAACATTTCCGGATTTATTTAAGAAGTCGATATTTTCTTTAGTTAATTTATTATTTATTATTTGATGAAATAGTTCTTTTTTTGATATTTTTGTATCTCTAAAAGTTAAATGATTATACCTATTTAATACATCATCGATTGAAACTTGAAGATGATTAACAAGCATATTGAATGTCGCAATCTTTTTAATTATTTTTTCGTTTTCGTTTTTTAGTTTAATTTTTTCTAAATCAATCATTTTTATTAAAATATTTTTCAAGACTATCAGATAATGCAATAGCCAATAATGGTGGTACAGAATTCCCAATTTGTAAATTCTTCATGTTTTTGCTTCCTGTAAAAATATAATCATCAGGAAATGATTGTAATCTTGCTCCCTCTCTAGTAGTTAATGCTCTACATGATTTGGGGTGAACGCATCTTGCTGATGATGGCGCCCCAAAATTACTTGTAATAGTTGTAGCAGGCTTGTTCCACCATAATCGGCTATAACTATTATTAAATGATTTTTTTGGCCTGATGTCTTCAGGTATATCTAATAAGTTCCCACCTTCAGGAACAATATTCATAAAATTAATGAGTCTATCACTATTTTTTGGATACCAATGTTCTGTTAAAATATCAGAAGAATTCTTCCGAGCCCATTTTTGAAAATCGGTTGTTGGACCTGTTGTATATTTGTCAGAGGAATCGTCATTACCAATTTCAGGTAAATCAGATGTGGCATCTCTAAATGTTATATAAGGCAATAATGGACTATCTCCGTGTGTTGGTTTGGGGTATTCAAATTTTTCTTTATCTAATGTACCCGTAATAATAATTCTATTACGATGTTGTGGAACACCATAGTTCATTGCATTTAATACAGGAAGTTGTACATAATATCCTAATCCTTGAAATAATTCAACGATTTGTTTTACTAATTGCTTATCTCCCATTGATAATAAACCTCGAACATTTTCAAATATAAATGCTTTGGGATTAAAAATTTGTAAAATACGATAATAATCTTGAAATAATTTTCCTCTCGGATCTTCTATAATATCTCGATTATTTGTTGATAATTTGGCTCTTCCAAGTGTAGAATATGCCTGACATGGGGGTCCCCCAACTACAATATCAACATCATCAACTTTATAATCAGTATTTTCCTCAAAAAATTTACCAGTAAAATCTGCAATATCCATTGTGAAAACTTTTGTGAACGGATGATTTATTTCATATGTTTTTGTCATATTTTTATCGTTATCAACAGCACAAATAACATTAAATGCATTATTTTTACTGAACCCGTAACTTAATCCGCCCGCCCCACAAAATAAATCAACCACATTTAATTTTCTCGTCATATGTCAAAATATAGTTAAAAAAAATTGTAATACCAAATATTTCCAAAAATAAAACCGACCTTGGATACAATTCTCTCTCCAAAGCCGGTTTTATTAATATAACGGTGTTATTAATCATGTTCTAAAAAAAAATCGTTGCCGCATGCGGCGTATTTAATTATTTTATAATGTGTAATATAACTAGTGTAAGTGTTACAAAATAAACTGTAAGTATCGCTGCTCCATATCTTAAACGATCCACAAAAGATTTATAACTTTCGTTTTCTTCCATTAAAATGTATTTTTATCGATATTAGGGTTAAATGATTTCATTACATCATATTTACCATAATTTTCAACATCTCCTTTAGTGAGGACATATTCATTCTTTCCTGATTTTTGCATTTCATCTTGTTTCTCTGAAAAAAATTGGTCGGGACTTTTACTAAATGGATACGAATCCAATGATCTCATTTCAAGTTTCTCCATCGGAGTTTTCGGCTTAACCTGTTGAATTTGAGCTCCCAATTGATCAATTTTTGCTAATACATTATCCATTTCGCCTAATCTGGATTCTAAATCATTTAATTTCGTAAAAACATCATCCAATTTTTGTGTTGATCCATTATCTTGTCCTTGCGTATCATCAAGTTGTTTTTTAATACTTTTGGTCATGTTAACCAAATCGGTAATATCAAGTTCTTCGGTTGTATCATCGGCTGCTGGATCAACATCTCCTACATCTGTACCTTTATCTTCTGCTTCGGGTGGCGGTACATCTGCTGGCGGCGCCGCTGGATCTGCTCCTGCTGCTGGTAGTGGCGCTGCTGTATCTGCTCCTGCTGGAGGAGGTGGTAATGCTGCTGGATCTTCTCCTGCCGCTGGCGGCGGTAACGGAGGTTCTTGTTCTGATAATAGTTTCTCAGTGTATTTGTTTATAGCGTTGAAACGTTTCAATTCTTCCTGCAATAATTTTTCCATATTTTTATATTTTAATCTTGTAATAATTGTCTTCCGTCTTCGGTTACATATTTTTTATTAATTCGTTCAACTAGACCATCTTTTGTTCTAATTACATAACATTCTCCAGTCGCCATATCGCAAACGGTTTCTTCTGATCCGTCTTCGGAAACATCTTTGATAATTGTTTTATTCAAAAAATCTTCTATTGCTTTATCTCTATTCGTCATAATTCAATTTTTATATAAATATCTAACAATTTACTAATTTCATTCTGATAATTTAAAATAAACGACTTGTCCGTCAAGTAATCCCAATTTCTTCATTAATGATTTTGATAGTCCGATACCAACGCCCACTGGATTACCTGGAATTGTTTGTAATATCTCAGAAGATATACCTGGCCCAACGCTAACTGGACCTGTATATAAACCTTTTCCATTATTAGCACTATTACTCATATTTGATTTAATAATTACGGATTTTCTGTTATTTGGATTTAAAAATATGGTTGTAGGAAAATGAGTGATAAGAAAATCTCGATTTGTTGTTCCATTAAACTTAGTTACATAAAAATCTTGTGATTCACTTAACTCCTTAATATCGTTCCATATTATCGGATGTGGGTTATCAATACTACTTGCTGTTAAATCTGAAAGTATAGTCATGGTAGTGCCAGAATCAATTGGATATTTAGGAGAACCCATCTGAACGGATATGGCTCTTAACCATTTATTAGCGTCATTATGATATGATACTAATTGTATATATTTTTCTCCATTAAATCCGTTATATGATATACCATATTCCGTTATTCCCGCTTCTTCTATGTGCTTTTCACCGTCTGGTGGTTTATTAGTTCCCATATCATATGCGAAATTACTACCATCTTTTGTTGTGAATGTTTTTTCGGTATCAGACTTACTCGTTCCTTGTAGTTCTTCTTTAACTTTAACATCGGCTCTCTTGACCATTTTATCAAAAAGTGATCGATAACTCGCCAAAAATGAATCTGTTGGATTCGGAAGTGATTGTAATGGAATTCTTGATCCTTTAAATGATGTTTCAATACCTGTTGTTCGAATAGTATGAGTTACTTCTGTAATCCAATATGACCCTTTAAATAGTGGAATATTTTTTAGATAAAAATACATTGTTGGTTGTATCATAACATTACCCATTGCAGTTACCTGACATTGATATGATGATTGTCTATATATATCAAATAATCCAACATCAATCTGTGCCGTGCTCGATCCACTTTCACTTCGTCCTAATCTATCTAACACTATAAATGATTCTGATGTGTTTTTTATTGATGATTGATCTAATTCTACACCCTTGAAAATAGATTGATTTTGATCACCAAAACTCACTTCGAACGCGACGACTTTATTTGATTTAGAAAAATCCATTTTAGTAAAAACATCGGATGCAATAATAATAGGATTATTATTTACATCACCAATATTAAATCCATCATTTTTATATTTATACTTGAAATTAATATCAGATAATTCCAAATGTTTTGAAGTTGGCCCAATATATTGTAGTATAATTTTTGGCATTGAGTCTACATAATCGATATCTAAAAATGACCCAAACATGTTTTCTGCAACAGTTTTGGAAGGTATAACTTTCTT